GTACTGATATCACTCAGCACTGTTATAATGATAACACAATAGCCATTTATTGTCAACCATTGTGTTACCCATTATTTTACAAGTTGTGGGTAGCACCATACAACTTTACAAACTCCTCAGGAGTTTGTGTTTTAGAATACAAGTCATAAGCCAAATTCAGAATAGTTTGCTTGGCTTTTTCAAGGTCCTGTTTAACCTTGCCTCGTTTAGCACGATATCCCTTTTCTAGTTTCTCACCATAGTGCTTCATATTGCCACGATGGTCAGTCCATTCTAAATTAGAGACATTGTTGTTGTTCTTAACACCATCAATATGATTGACAATATTTTTATTTTTAGGCTTTCTCAAATATGTTTCTGCCACTAGCCGATGAATAGTAGTATTATGAATACCACCCTCAACTGATGACAGTTTAACCCGTTCATATCCCTGAAAGACATTCGGCTTAAGCTTGGTAGGTGCTCCTCGCTTAGTAGAATACAGTTCTCCGGTTTCTGTGATATGATAGTCTTTAAAACCCTTGATTGGTTTCATTTTAATTTTAACCATAATTTATTTCTCCAAAATGTAAGATTTATTCCATTTACCAATATTAACGTCAACATAGTATGCTGTATTAAAATAGTCTGTCATTGCGTCTGATTCGTCAAACCAATCGGCCGCTTTTAATGCTACAAAAGCCTCGGTTAAGAATTCCTTAGCAACACCATCGTAGTGATCCTGAAACCAATATTGATTTACCTGATCGTAACCATTTGTGTTGGGTTTGAAACCTCGTTGTACCTGATAAAAATCATTGCCACAGACCTTGTTGCTATTTCCAATAAAGTCAATAACACCCGATTTGAGGGTCAACGAAATGGTCATGTGATTACGGACACTCAGTGAGCCCTTAACCTTGTACTTAGCCAAGATTGGCTTGAGTGCTTGAGCAATTTTTTGTTTGCGTTCCTGATTCATGTAAGCCATTTTGTTTCCTTTTCTTTACTGTTTAAGATTCTATTATAGCACCAAATCCATTTAATGTCAAATTATTGTTCCATTGGGTCACCGAGAAAATACTCAGTGACGTAGGTGACAACAATATTTTTGCCAGAATGAATCTTTAAGTACTCACCTAGTGCTTCTACATTACGAAATAAATAGCCATTTGCTTTGTACATTTCTAGTCCTTTATTTAACTGTCTAAGTATCTATTGTAGCAGAAAGACCATTTATTGTCAAATTTAGGAGTTTACTGTTTTGAACGGGCTAAACACTTCCCTATTCTTAACGGAATCGGACACGTCATAGACCCAAGTTACAGGCACATCTAGTACAGCGGAGATGGTAGCAGGATGTGTACCTTTCTCCAACATTTCCATGATATCAATTTCTAAATCACTCATTTTGCTTTCCTAATATTAAATAAACCACCCAAAATCACTATAGCTAACCAGGACTCTAATGAGTACTTAATAGCTAAGATTGGGAACAACACATTCAATGACCAAATAGTCAATAACGGGCCAATTGCTACGAGGGCAATGACAATCACAATTCCTACAAAATAACTCATACAACCTCCAACATGTTAGCGGGCACTCTCCAAACACTATTAATGAATGAACCTGGCTTTGAGGAATCAACAATAATAAACTTACGATTGATTTTCTTTACAACACCAGAGATTGTACCACGGGTTGAACTAGTAAATTTCACATTGGATCCTATTGTCAATGCCGATTTGTTTCGTACCACTAGTTGGGCACGGGCAAAACGAATAGCATCATTAATGCTGTTCAATTCTTCATTAGTAAGATCACCCTGCATGATAGCAGTATTAATTTGCTTGATGTTCATAAGAACTCCTTTTGACTGAATAAGACTCTATTATAGACCCAAAACCATTTATTGTCAAGTTTTTATTGTTTGATGTTTTTAATTGAATTTTCCATGTCTTCCAGATGCTTGCGATACTGGATACGGCCAAGATTGATGGTGTACATCACATAAGCCAACATAGCAATACAGAATGTAATTCCAATGTAAGGTACTGCTGACACTGGAATGAGTGTAAGCAAATAGATAGTTGCGGATCCGGCGATTGCGGCGAGTGCCAATTCTTTTGCGGTCTGTGCGACTGCTTCAGTTTTTTCTGACATATTGAGTTTCCTTTCTAAGTTTCAATATAAGTATTGTAACACCGAAACGATTTATTGTCAAATTTCGGTGCTGTTTGGATGCTTGGGTTTACGAACGTACATACCTTTTTTGGATAATACGACCTTAGGTTTGAACGGAGTGTTGCTAGAAAACAACACTTTATGAGCCCGATGTTTGGGCTGTTCAATAGTGAATGATAAGATTTTTCGTTTCATAATACGTATTATAGCATAGGAAACGTATTTATGTCAACTTTTGGCAGTTGTATCCTGGTTCAAGCACCCAAATACAACGACGGGGACAGTGCCAAAAGGTGGGGGTAACAGTACAGTAATAGCAAACCAAGGATTGATTCCGGCATCATTACAACGCCTAATTGTAGTTGCAATCCATAACCAACATGATAATACACTACCTACACATAATATTGCTAATGAAATAATCCATCCAAGTAGTCCTATTACTACAATAGTGAAGGGTAAACTTAGTACAAATATCATGAAAGCCAATGAACTAGTAAGACCTAGTAGGACCCAACTAATTAAATATACACCCCAATATTCGCTACGAGTACTAGTACCTGTAAAGGCAAAGTATTTTTTATATTGTTCTAATTTGTTTATCACGTTAACATCCTTATTAATCCTACACTATCAATTGTTACAAGTAGCAAGTAGTTAGCCAACATCCCAAAAGATTTCCTAGTAAAACTAGCCCAAGCATAGAGACCACAGCCGATGATCCAAATAGGGTACAAAGCAAGTAAAGGCGGATTGGGGACTGTGAAAGCCATGGTAATCGAACAGCCAATTGAAATGCCCCAAGCAAGCAACTCAATGCCAAACCTAAAAGGATGAGTACGGTAATCATCTTTGATCCAATTAAAAATTCCATAAAAAATATCGTTCATGTATCTATTATAGCACGGTGAACGCTATCATACAAGACATTTTGGTCACTGGGTGCAAGTTCGTTCTCTGTATATTTTACCATCAGATGTGTGAACTTCTTTCCAATCTGTACATGTTTGTGCTTGTACAGTTTGTTGCTGAACAATTATCGGTTGTTGTTGAACAATAACTTGTTGACGGCCCAATTCATAACTAATTGCTCCTACTACTACAGGGGCTACCCACCAACCCATACTTGGACCACGATGATGGCCATGATGGCGGAAACCATGCCCGTGATGTTGTGCCATTGCTGTACCAGTCAATGCTAAAAGCGATAATGCTACTAGAATTTTTTTCATAACTATCTCCTATACTTATATAACGTTTTACTCAAGTGTTCCGTTGACTTTATGTTTGTCAATAACCTCTTGTAGAATACTCTCTATCATCTTATTTAGTGTGATATCACGTTTGTGTGCTTGCATAGCTAACTGATAGATTTCATGTTCATCTAAGTTCAATTCAATTTCAACTCTGTTATCTTCTGTCATTTCTTTTCTCCGTTTTGTTTAAGTAATGGTTCAATATTATTCTCATAAATTTGAAGCATGGTGTTATACAATCCCTTACGTTCTTCTGGTGTCATTCCTGCACACCATGATGGACTATTTGGATCTTTATTTAAATCATAATCCTGTCTATATGCATAGCACATCTCAGTTATGATTTCTTCTTTACTTTTCATATTTTTCTATTCTATATTGACTGAAGGGATACTTTTCTTGTAACCATTCAATCATACCTTCTTCGTAGGGTAAAAAGACCGTACGAGCTTTATTAGTTATATAAAGTATCATTTGATTTTAACATTCATTTTTTTCAAAATAGTTTCAGCATAAGTACCGCCACCTTGCTTATATACATCTTTAACTTCTTTGGCACATTCACGCACTACCAATTCATAAAACTTGTCTAGTTCTTTATCATAGGAACTAGACCAATCAATATTACCTTTACCCGGACCATGTGGTTCATTAGCCCAAGTAACAAAGCCGGCCTCTTTGGCAAGGTCTTTAATCTTTTTATTCATTAATCAGTCCTCAATAATACATTACTTATGCCGTAAACCAATCTATATCTTCTTTTGCTTCAACCGATTCGGCTCCATCATACTCATTGATTTTAAACTCAATGCCTTCAGGTACCCAAGCAACTTCTAAGTCCATCAGACCACCATCGTATATTTCAGGATACTTCAATGCCACATATGTTCGTAGTTCATCAAATTTTTCGTCCAATACAAATTGTGCTATGGCAGGTTCAAAAATAAGTTCAGGCATTGTAGGGTTCCAAGTGGACCATCCTGCACCAAATCCCGGGCTGTATAATACAGCAACCATTCCATCTCTAACCAATTTGTTCATTTTATCTCCAAGCGTTTACTAATCCAATTAAACAAGTAACTATTGCTACCACGTTCACTACTAATTGCGGATTGTTCTTTACACGTATCGTCCATGTCAAAAACATAATTGTACCTAATGTAAATGCTACAATGTTGTAGGGATGTGCATCAGGTCCAATTGCATTACATATATGGCCAACAATAATGAATACTGCCCCAATCCATTGCAATATATCGTTTACTTTCATTCTACTCCAAAATGTATCTTTGTATTCCAAATAGCATCACTAAGACGCAATTTGGAATCACTGGCATCAGTCATAATTGTTACACATTCCTTAACAATCAATTCGGCAAACTTTTCAATAACCTGTTTATCATACTCATCCATTTCATCCCAGCATCCTTGTGCAGTTAGTCCTGAATGATACATCAAATCTTGAATTTTTTGATTCATTACTTTACTCCAAAATGTTCTGACAACCATTGTCTTGTGTGAAAACGTGCTATCAATTGATGACCACCTGGATCTAATACATTCATACATTCCTTAACAATCAATTCGGCGAACTTTTGTTCTTGGTCGGTTGCTTGTGTACCATAGACCTGTTCGGCCAGTTCTTTAATTCGTTCATTCATTATTTTACTCCAAATGTGTTCAATGCTGGTTGCAATGTGTTAATCAATTCTGTCTCATGTGCATGAGCAGGACGCTTACCACGAATCACTTCCAACTTACCAAATACAAAACGTTCAGCACCACGCTCACGCAAGGCACGTGACAAACCCCAAGTTTTGTTCTCAGTCATGGCCCGTTGCATATGTTTTTGCATACGACGGCGTAATGTCAAAAACACATTGCCTTTATATGACAATGCAGTTAAACCAATGTAGTACTCAAGTGTTACAGTATCTTGTATATAGTATATCACTTGATTGCGATCTGTTCTACGTTTACGGGCGATTTTTGAGTTCATAGATGAATTATACATCAAAGCCCATTTATTGTCAAATATTGGTAAAAACCGCTAGAAGTGTATCAGAGTGTATACCTGAGTATTCTAGCGATTTTGAAGCCCCTGAGGGGGCTAAATGAGTACTTTTGTTTGTAAAAAATGTAATACTTAAGTATTAGTGAATTACTTGCCCTACACTTGTATTAAGCCAAGTCTTAATTTCTTTGCGTAATTCTTTTTCTGTATATCCCATTTCACCTAAACGGGATATTAATGAAATAAATAATCCATGACTAGCTATACCATATATATAAGTATCATCGTCATTATCAAGTTCAAATTTATCTAATTGATTTAATAAAACATCATTAATGAATTCTGATGCGATAATGGCACTATGTTCAAATTGCCACATTTCCGGATCTTCATCTTCTACTTCTTTAACTATTAATAGATTCTCTTTGCTCATTATTATTCTCCGAGTTATTA